TTGAATTCTGTATCATTCGTTTTGTAATGCATCGCACGAACCTTGACAACGTCGTCCTTTTCACGTTCTTCGTGGTAGATTTTTGGTCCAATAAACATATACAGCACGTGTGTCAGTTGATCTTTTCTTTCAACAGTTGCAGATATACCCAACATATATTTAGTCACCGCTTTGAATAGCGCCTTGGAAAACTGTTCGCTTCCAATACGATGGACCTCGTCTACAATAGTTAACCCGAAACAATCAAATGCCGTCTTATGAAAGTCCTTATTATATAGTGTTTGTAGCATTCCAATCACAATGTCTTTCCCTTCTACGTCATACACCGGACCCTGGATTTTTCCAACTTTCGCATTCGGAAGGAAATCTTCAATACGTTCTATCCATTGGTTCATCAAAAACTCTTTGTGGACGATGACAAGGGTTTTCGTTTTCAACCGTGATATAATATTCAGAGCCATAATCGTTTTTCCACGCCCACATGGAACTTCCAAAATACCACCATTCCCTTGTGGTGTATTGCAATGGGAAATGTATGTGTTTACAATCTTTTCTTGGTAATCCCGAAGGGTTTTAGTAAATGGCACATCTATGGGTTCAGGTCCGTCAACCAATTCACATTTAGACGGAATACCAAATCGTTCGATGCCATAAAATCGTGGAATGTATATCTTTTTTTCATTTTCGCGATAACAATAAAATCCGTTGCTTTGATTCGCTGGACCACCGCAATTTATAGCAACCAAAGGTTTAGCGTGTAGTTCTTCATACATCGATTCTAATATTTTAGGATTGAGGCACGATTTGGGTATTGTATATCCTTTTTTCCCTATGTAGGACTGTGATTGGATACTTGTCTTCAAATCATTATCGAGCGTTTTATACCAAGGAGTTACTTTTTTCTTAGGGCCCATAATGAAGTATTAATTATATATTACTTATATCGTGTTTAGATAAATAAATTCAATTTTGGGTTGAATAAAATAATACATTATAATATATAATGAAAAACGTATTCAAATCATTTACTCCTCTTGAATTAACTGTATTAGTTCTTTTTGTATTCTATTTAATGTTTAATGTAGAAACACCTGAACTTATTGCGGAAACAATTGAAAGCCCTATTGGTTTATTAGCACTCATGGTTCTCATCTTGTATCTTTTCTTCTATGCGAATCCTATTATTGCTATCTTATTCATTTTCGTCGCGTTTGAATTATTGAAACGCACATCATATGTCACAGGCCGCAAAGCGATTGTAGATCACACACCTACACAAGACCGTAAGAACGCACAAATGAAGGCGATGAACCCTCCCAAAGAGCAATCATTAGAAGAAGAAATGGTTGAAAAAATGGCACCTATTGGAAAAAGCGAAATGGTTGAAATTGTCAACAGTGGTTTCAAACCTGTTGCTACCAAATTAGAAGGTGCTTCCAAGGTATAAATATCATATCATATATAATTTTATTCATATATGATGCTGTAGTGTTATTTACTTATCACTCTTTTGTTCTGCTATAGACGTGAATGATAATATCATAACCGCTACACCAATTAGGCTTATAAATGAATTACTAAAGTCATTATTGTCATTGGAACTACCACCTCCCATAATATTCATTTTATTAAAATCAATTCTTGCTTCTGATGGTGTAAAGAAGTTTCCAAAGAAGTTTCCAATAGTACCCAAAAGGCCATTATCTTGTTTTTCAACGGGTTGTTCTTTTTTTGCTTCTTTTTCCAGGCCAGCCAATAATAATATAATATACACAATAAACAAAATAGGCATAATGATAGAACCATATAAATCTCGTGCTTCACCTTTCAATAGTCCAGCAATTAATCCAATACTTAGTCCGCTTGCAAGCAAAAAAGCAATAAGTTTTGCCCACTGTCTAAAAACTTCCTGAGTTATTCCACCTATTCCCTTGATATTATAGCCCATAAAATTATAATTAACACTTTCGGGTACATTCTTTTTGGAATCAAAGAACCATTCGTATAATGTGTATTCTAAATCATTGTGTGTCGTATGTGTCATATACGTTTTATCTTGACGTTTGTTGTATATACCCAACATCATACTAATAGCAAACATTATGAAGTATAAAGATGTTGTTGTTAATGATGATTTAAAATGGACTCCAACACCTAACATAGCAATGAATATCCAAAAAATCATTATTACAAGAAGAGAATCCACACCACCTAATAATTGTTCGTTTTTATAAACACGTTCGTCGACTTCATCCCCAACATTTAAAAAGCCTTTTGGGTTCCCGATATGTCTGATAATATTATTAATAATCGCCGTTTTATATAACTCTGGTCCAACCAAAAAACTTAGTACACAAGCAACACTGAATAATACAATAGTTGTAGTAGAGCGTTCAAAATTAAGAAGGGCTGAATTTTCTGTATATTCACTATTAATAGGTACATTATAACTGGAAATTGTCTCTTTACTTACACCCGTTGGTTGACAATCAATATAAATTTGGTCTTCTTTTGAACTCATAGAATTAACAACACCTTTGTCCGTTTTATTTGCATCATTTTCCCCTTTATATATTGAAAAAGCAGGGGCAGCGTCAGCGGCAGCAGCGTCAGCGGCAGTTAATTCACTTGGTATAGGTTGTGTATCTGGAAAATCCTTTATATCAATACTTTCTTCAAATACAATAAAATGACTCTTGATACTATTGTCGGTATGAGTATAGTAGTAATATCCAGATTTATTATCTAGGTTAATATTAAAATTAAAATCAATATCACTTTTAGTTGTCGCGTATAAGTTTCCAATTAATGAATTGATAGCATTATCGATTTTAGGAACATTTTTCTTCTTATTTGCGGGTATAATTAGAAATAGTTTTTCAGTATTACCCATAAAGTCCTTATGTTCGATGACGATTTCCCCTTCTCCTAATCCGTGCGTGTTCGTATCATTAATATAAATTTTCTTTGCAATATATGATTTATTTAATTGAGTAGAATTATTATCGTTTATATTGACAATAATGTTAGGAGAAGAATAATTTAACGACACAGAACCATCAGATAAAAAATTAGATGGATATAATGAAATTCTACCATAATTATAGTCAATACTACCGTTTATAGGATTATTATTATTAGATGTTAAATCAATAGGCATATTTGTATTATAGTTATATAATATTCAACTATAATATAATTTACAAATAGGGAATGTATTGAAAATCATTATTTTCATACTTTGTCACGTTGAAAATACCATTATATCCTTCCACATAAACAGTATCGCCATTCATGACATCATCGCAACCATATTCATTAGAACAGTTTTTCCCATTTACGCTAATAGGTAATTTTGTATTTACAGAACCGGTATTGGATATGGTATAAAAGTTCCATTTATCGCGACGGGTATCGTTCAGTTTTCCCATCAAAGGTAAAATCAGGTTCTCACCATTTCCATTAAGATTCTCTTTTGTTAAAATACCTACTTGTGAATAATTATGTTGTTGGCTAGATGGACGGGTCTTCATATTTATAGGGATTCCACCGCGAACATCTCCGGATAAGGGTGGAAAATGTTGATTCGTTGAAAGGGGTGGTTCCATAGACGAATGAAAAATATTCGTATTTTTATCTAAATCGTTATTGGATGGCAATTGATTGAAAATGTGTATGGGTGTTTTTTCTTGGAAATTCAAATAGACTAAATATCCAATAATACCGAATATAATGATGTAAAATGAAATTGCGGTATATTCAACACATACTACTCCTGTGGGACATTGCTTAGGCATTATTATATACATACTAAGGATATAATAATGTATTTATAGTAAGGTCATGAATTTTTTCAAAGCCGACATTAATCGTTTACCTCCTCCGTTCATAACACTAATACCAGGTGCGGCATCATCCGGGAATTCTCGGGAAATAGTTGTAAATGTTCGTGTAAATTGGTCGCCAACGGTTCCCATTTTCAAACGTCGGCAGTTATAGCATTGGTCGCGTATCCATTTGGGATAATGAATAATATGAATACCAAGAACTGAGAAAGTTAGAGTATCAAGGTTCTCTAATCCGTCCCAAATACCTTTTTCAAGTGCTTTACCATCCAAGCCAATAATAGTAAGTAGAGCAAAAAAGAACATAGGAACCAAGTATATAATTTTACCGATGGTTTCAATAATATACCAAATGACGCACGAAGGTGCTGTGAATATAATTTTCAAAAAGCAGAATAAATGGGTTAACATGAATTCCAACGAATATAGCATAAACACGCCAAATTGCGCGATACCTTTGAATAGGCTCTCAAAACCGAGGGCAAGGGCCATAGAAGCACCTGAAATGAGTTCAACAGTGCCAATCACACTATTCACCATGAAAGAAAAAATATCTCCAACATTCATAACGAGTTTTGGAATCAACAATACCATTTGGAATAGACTTTTAATCATATCCACAAAAGGTTCTTTTTTGGGACGTTCTTTCAACTTCAAATAGTATAACAGTTCATTCGTGTAATATTTTAATTTTTGTATGATATTGATATGCAAATATTCACTAAAATAATAAATAGTTAAAAATATACATATTGTAAAAAATAAAATAGAAAATGATGGATGCATATAATAGTGTATATATTATATGTATGTATAAAACTTGGGGCATTTATAGGTATTTTTGACTGATTTTGGCATACTTACCATATTTATTCATAAATTTTTCGGCTTTGTTAAGGAGGGGCTCAAGAGACTTGACATTATTAACCATGGTTTCCTGTAATTTGGATACTTCGGCAAAATCTTTTGTGATTTCGTCTTTGTTTTCAATGATTTCGTTTTTTTCGTCTTCTGTCATGTTGTTAATCATATCATCAACAACTTCATCAATGTCTGCTTTTTTCTTGGGTTTGTCTTCGGACGATTCTTCGTCATCATCGCCGTTTTTATCTTCTTCGTCAGATTTATCTTTGTTTTTTGATTCCATACCTTCACTTACGTTTGAACCGAAACGGAAGATATGTGTAGTGACAAGTGCAAAGAATAAGATAATTAACATATTTTTACTAAAATATGTCATAATTATGGCAGTAAGGAAGAATACAAATAACGCGTTGAATTTGTTGGATTGAAACATATACATAATGTCTAAGCACGATAATAACGCAATAGCATATAACAAAGGTGTATTGCTAATCACGGGCTTGAAGCTAATATTGAATTTTCGGAGACTTTTGAGATTCATATTATATACTATAATATGAAAAGAATTTTATGAGCGGGTTGAATTGTCATCAGATGGTTCAGATAATACATCGGGTTCCCCACACATCTCAATAGTTTCGGCTGGTTTTTCAAATTCATTTTCAAGAACGCTATTTGTTTCCATATCCATCGTATATGAAGGCGGTATACATTCACTGTCGTATATTTCTAATACTTCTTTCACCACTTCTTCGCGTTGAATATCATCGCTTTGAAATTCAAAACTAGAAATACTGGATGAACGTTTGCCCTTAAATTTATTCAAAAAATCTTCGAGACCGTTTATTTCATCTTTTCGGTCGTGTTGTTCCAAATCACCGGTAATCACAAGACGGCTATTTTCGCCGATCCGTGTAAGAAGCATTTTCATCTGGCTCATCGTGGAGTTCTGCATTTCATCCGCAATAATCCAACAGTTTTTGAATGTTCTACCGCGCATAAAACCTAACGGAGAGATTTCAATTATTTTTTCTTCAATAAGTTCTGTGACTTCTTTGGGTGTAATAAAATTATAGAGTATATCGTAAATCGGACGCACCCACGGGGACATTTTTTCTTCGAGCGTTCCAGGAAGATATCCCAAGTCTTCGTCAACAGATACGGAAGGACGCGTAAAAATGAGTTTTTCGCAATTACCAAATAAAAAATTACGAACCCCATTTTCGGTGGCTAATAAGGTTTTACCAGTTCCTGCGGGTCCAGTCGCGACAACAATCTTTTTGTTCTTATTTTTGAGGAGGTTGTTATAAATTTCCTGACTCTTATTTTTCGGCTTGGTGAATTTTTCATCAATTTCGCGTTTTGTTTTCGCTGATGAATGTTTATATTCCAATTGGATATCACTATTTGTATAATGGGATTGGTCGTTGTCGTATTCTGAATAGAACTCTAATACTTCATTCATTATATGTTTTTTATTTTTGCGTCCTTTGCGCTGGTCGTTAGGTTGTTGATTACCGTTTTTCATCGTTGGTTTATATACAAGTTTAGTCTTCATATAATATTTGCTTAAAATGTATAATCCCAAAAATATAATTGAAAAACTATTCAATTATAAATGAATGTTTTGTTCTATTCATCATCTGGAACAAGTGTGTGTATATATTTTGCGGATTGATATGCTATATAAACAGCAGCACCACCAATTAAAGCTGTTTCGACACCATAATAATATCCTTTACCTTTTAATAACCCGAGTAAAAACAATATAAATATCAAAATCACTATTGCATATGTAAAGGCGTCTTCCAATTTCATTACATAAGGAATCATAGGCATAGAACCTAAAATAACGAATGAAATAAAGGTGGATAGGCCAACCAAGTAAGGATGTTTTTTGCTTTCTCTCATACGTTCAGCTAAGAAACTGGATATTCCCATACTAAACCCGTCCGCTAAAATGGACGCAAAACCGAGAATAATAATGATGTTATGTGATAATTCCGCACCAACTGAACCAGCAATAATCGCAAATGTAGTAATGAGACCGTCTACTCCACCATATACGATTTCCGAGTTATAATTTCCGTTGTCATACATTGATAATATAAATCAAATATGTAATTATGTATATAATTCATGATTAGAAAAAACGTTGGGGAACCAATAATACAAATATTCAAAATGATAACTTGTTAAAATAATTTTTTGAAAAAACATAAAATGTCGTCTTTATAATATAACAGTTTAGGAGAATGTCTAGCGCACTTACAAAACCCGAACCTTTATTGACACCAAACGATAGCCGCTATGTAATGTTTCCAATTGTGGATAATGACATTTGGAAAATGTATAAAAAATCAGTAGACAGTTTTTGGGTACCCCAGGAATGTGACTTATCAAAGGATTTGAATGACTGGGAGAAATTAACAAAAGACGAAAAACACTTTGTAAGTATGGTATTGGCATTTTTTGCGGCTTCTGACGGAATAGTATTGGAAAACTTGGCTGTTCGTTTTATGAACGACGTTCAATTGTCAGAGGCACGTGCATTCTATGGGTTTCAAATTGCCATAGAAAATATCCATTCTGAAATGTATAGCTTACTTATTGATACATATATCAAAGATGCTGGCGAACGCGATAAATTATTCAACGCGATTGAGAATTTCCCGTGTGTAGAGAAAAAGGCGAACTGGGCGCGAAATTGGATTAACGATGAAGAAAGCTCATTCGCAACACGATTGGTTGCGTTTGCTGTGGTAGAAGGAATCTTCTTTTCATCCAGTTTTGCGTGCATTTATTGGATTAAGAAACGCGGTCTTTTACCCGGTCTTACCTTTTCCAACGAATTGATTTCGCGCGACGAAGCTCTACATACCGAGTTCGCAGTATTATTATATAATAAACTTGAGAATAGATTGTCTCAAGAAGAAATACATACCTTAATCTCAGGAGCCGTAGAAATCGAGAAGGAATTTATTACGGAATCCATTCCGTGTCGTATGATTGGTATGAACGCGAAATTAATGAAACAATATATAGAATTTGTAGCGGATCGTCTATGTCTTCAATTAGGATATGATAAAATATATAAATCATCAAATCCTTTTGACTTTATGGAATTAATCAGCGTAGAAACAAAGGTCAATTTCTTTGAACGCACCAACTCCGAATACGCGTTGGCAAACAAAACAGTAGATAAAAATGTATTCGACTTTTCAGCGGATTTTTAGATTGGAAACGATGCCGTTGAGTTTGAACTTATTCATATAGCGTAGTGTGTAGATATTTTTATTTGTAAAAGCAAATACAAGTATTCCTTTTGATTGTAGATATTCTATAATGTCTGATTCTAATAGACTCCATTCAAAGCATACAAATGATAGTGACACTTTTGCGTGTAAAAAATCCAATTGTTCTTTATTGAATGCGTTGGCTGTAATCATACCGTAATGGAAACTTGGATCCAAAGAATACAATTTTTCTAGAATATTCATATTGAAACATCCAATAAAGATATTGTTCTTTGGTTGGGTGGATGTTAGTATTTCTATGAGATGCGAACATATACTGGTGTGTGTGCCTTTGATATCTATATATATTTTGATGATGGATATATCAATATGTTTGAAAAAATCTTCAAGTGTAAGTATATCGTTGTTTTTTTCTTTTATTGTATGATAATTGGTGTCTGAAATGATAATATCATCAATTATAATATCGTGATGAATAATAATGATATTGTCGTTTGTCATTTGTATATCAAATTCAATCATATCAAAGTGCGAATCAATTGATGCCTGAAATGCTTGAAGTGTATTATCTTTGTATTTATCACTATATCCGCGATGGGCGATTTCAAAAAAAATATCCATAGAATAGAAAACTATATTTTACAAAATTGATTTAAAAAGGCAATATAATTTAATAGTAGATATAAATGTCAACACTATGCTATCCTTGTATGCCGAGTACAAGCGATGAGAAATATGCTGCAAACGCATATGAAATCGCAGGAAAGTCGGATATGGCTATGCAGCTCGGTTGTATAGCGGTTCGGTGTGGAAAAATAATTGCTCGTGGATGTAATAAATACAGAACATTTTCAAAAGATGGATTAATACATAATTCGTGTTCGTGTCACGCCGAGATAGATGTCTTACGTAAATGTAAGAAGCAAAACATTTTGGATAAAATTAATTTGTATGTGGTCCGTCGTTCCAGGTCTCCACGTTCAGAGTTTACAGATATGTATATGGAAAGCAGTCCATGTAAGAACTGTTATGAAACGATGAAGCAATTCAATATCAAATATATCGTATTTTCGGATATTAATGGCGAGTTGATTAAAAAACGTTTCCACGACTTTTATAGCAACTTTATGACAAGTGGACGAAAAGCGATTATTGAAAAACGTGTCAAAGTGTTATGATATATGATGGATAAAAAAACATGTTCTAAAATAGCGAATATATTCTTTATAGATGGTTTTGTATTTTTTTGCTTTACCAATTGATATGGAGATTATCATTTACAAGTTGACAGCTACCGTCTTGGTGCCATTTACAAACAACCGCATATATTTCCACACCTGCGTTTTTTGCTGCATATACAGCATCGCGATAAATAGGATCAATAATTGATGGCTGGAAACTGGATACATCGTTTCGTTGAATGACGAAACATAGAATCGTGCGGATGTTTTTGGTTTCTTTCAATATACGTAATTCATTCACGTGCTTAAGGGCTCGTGGGCTTACTGGGTCTGTTGCTTTCTTCCTATATCCATCCGGGAAATAGGCGATTTTATTTTCAAACGGAATTTCATCGTAATTCTTTCCTTTTCGCTCCTTTTTCGGAATGTCTTCATAATCCGCAAGTGGAACCGTCTTCACTTCAACTATGAATTCTTGGTTATTATTATCAAAACCGTGGAAATCAAAGCGAGAATCAACGTCTAATTCTTTATCTTTGATGACAAACTCGCGCGTGTAATTGCTAATATTCGGCAACCACGAAAAGTGGTTTCTTGAAATGCAGTTTTCGACGATTTGTTCGGCAAGTTTTGGATGAATACCAACAATAACGCGTTTATCCTTTTTTTCGTCATATAAGGATGACAAATATACTGTGTATTGGCATTTGCTCTTGGGGTTCTTTGCTGGGGCCATCAATACAGTAGCGTCTTTGTCGGCTAATCCGCAGCATCCAAGCGAAGGACAATGGCCGAGAATAGTATTATCTTCATATGTAACATCTGCTACATATGGAGACTTGATTGAAGCAGAGGGACGTTTCACAACCGTCCCGGACACAAGGTCCGACAATTCATGAATAGTAATCATTTTATATAGTTATTGGATTATTTGGTGGATGTTATACAGAAATAGGCTCATTGTCATTCAATTTTTCTAGATTTTCAGAATTCGTGTTATTGTTTACTATTGAATATATATTCAACGTTCGTGCACTTGAATCCTTAGCATTCACATATTGAGGCATCCAATAATAATCAATCACGTTTCCACAGTCTTTATAATATTTATTAAATACTGATATGTAATACCTTTGTTCGTCTGTGATAGCATTCAAATAATGACGGCTGTTATATACAAGTTGAATACTGTCTTTTTTAGATATATGTTCTTGGATGATTTCATACAAAGACCGTGTTTGTTGTGACACACCATCACTAAATGCTTCCTTGGAACGTTGTAGTATTTCTACTGGAAGAAGGGATGAGCCATAATGCTCTTCTGAAAATGCTCTTCGTAATAAGAACTTTTCTATTTTGCCTGTAACAGTATGATTACGAATGTGTGTAGGAATACTCTTATAGTAATTCACCCACGAACGATCCAAAAATGGTGTGCGTGGCTCCAAACCATGACTGGAAATACATTTATCCGAACGTAATACATCATATTTGTGAATATTATATAGAAGACGATAACATTCCCTATCAAATTCAATATTGTCAGGAACGCAATGGAAATACATATATCCACCACATACTTCGTCGGAACCATCACCGTTCATAATGACCTTTGCATCGCTGTGAGCTGAAATATATTTTCCGAGTAAATAGTTTCCAATACTCGCACGGACTGTGGTAGTATCATAACTTTCAATCGCATAAATAACGTTATCAATTTCACTTACGAATTCTTCTTCTGTCAATTCGATGGAAGTATGTTTTGTATGTAAATGGTTTGCTACAACAGACGCATAATGCAGATCTTGTGAACCTTTGAGACCGATGGAATATGTTTCAGGTGGTTCTAAACGATGTGTTTTATTATATTCACATACCAGAGCGCAAATCAGACTGCTATCTAATCCCCCAGAAAGCAAACACGCAATTGGGCGATCCGAATTAGAACAACGCTTGAATACGGCTTGTTTAAGATAGTAAATAATATTCTTGTAAATCGCATTCATACAATGACTATGGTGAAAGTTATTAACGATCGACTGAAATCCAATATCGTGATATTTAAATGTTTCCGAATACTTCCATAGTGAAGACATTGATGAATCGCGCTTATACGTGTCGTAATGACCGGGCGGAAACTGTGAAATTGTATTATGTTCTTGTTTAAAGCGGACAAGACACTTCATTTCCGAGGCGAAACCATAAAATTCCTTTTCATATGTATTTGCTGACTCGTCTTTATTCTGTAAAATATACAGAGGGCGGACACCATATGGATCTCGTGCAACATACATAGTAGGTTCATCAGTTTCTAGTGTCATATCAATTAATACAAACGCAAATACACCGTCTAAATGACGCAACGTTTGAGACATACCATATCTCTTATACATATGTAAAATGACTTCGCAATCCGAATCTGTATTCGGTGTGATTTTCATTTCTTGATACAACTCCTTATAATTGTAGATTTCTCCATTACAAATGAGAATAAGGTTTTGGTCTAAAATAAGCGGTTGATGTGATTCTGGATTTAGACCATTAATCGCAAGGCGATGAAAACCAAGAATATAATTATAAAATTCCGGTTGTAGTATGGAATATTCCGGTCCCCGGTTGCTTCCTTTTAAAAATTCCTTTTTTATCGTATCATATGTGTATGTACCGTTGTTGTTTAGCAACGCAAAGATACCACACATGGTTGTTAGTATTTATATACTAACGTTTTTATATTGGTGTTAAAAACTATATAAATTTTATAGCATTATACTATATAATGTTTATTGATTTTGGAAAAATGAAAACGGTTAATGGTAGAAATAACCGAGATAAGAACAAAGTGTATAACACGATTGCAAAACAAACCTATCCTAGTTTAGATAACATTCCCAAACACAGTTCATTCCATCCTATTTTACAAAATGAAATACAAAAAGTCCAATTGGATAAAGATATTGAGAACTTTGAAAATCTTGTATTTTACACGTTGAATGGGGAAGTCAAATCAAGCGATTTGGAAAAGGATGAAAAGCAAGAGCAGAATGAAAAACAAGACGAAAGTCAAGAAGATAATGAAGATGCTGAATCCGACGACGAGGAACAATTACAAGTAAATGTAAATTACTCAACACATATGTATGTTGGAGCGATGACAGTAGTGGGTTTATTTGTTTTTTATAGAATGTTACAAAAAACAAAATAAATTCATTTATACCAATTTGAAACGCTTGTATATTTCTAAGCCAAGTAAACCACCAAATACTTGGGATAATGCATATGGAATTATTTCGCTTATCGGTAATTTATTAATGGACGCCATCACTACTGATAATGTAGGATTGATATGGCCTCCCGAAATGGGCGTCGCTATAAGCAATATTAATGCCAAGGTAGCACCAATAATTAATGGATTACCTGTTGCAAGAATAACATAAACAAAAATAGCACTTCCAATTAATTCAACTAAATATTCATACATGATAAACTATACTGTATATATTTATAGTATAGTTTTTTATAGGCTTGTATCGTTGTAATTACGAGCAACAGCACGTTCGCGCTTGAAACGCGCGTATTGAGAACCAGACGCGGTTTCGTGTTTGTCTAAATTGTATACTTGGCGGTAAGGCGAGCTTTGAGTAGCGGTGCTCGGGTTGTGCCATACCATACGCACGCTTGCGCGGTTTCGTGTATCTTCTCCTTGTCTTTTTCCTAATATCGTGGGTTTGGGTGAAATACCGTTCATTATGATTTATATATTAGTCATATATATTTTTACAATGTGTAAAACTGATTTTATTTTAATATTGTAATAGATTATAAAATGGATTGCGTCAATGATTTAACTCTACAACTACTTCTCAATCAAAAGGATTATAATAAATTGGTAACCCGAAAACGAATGGAAACGGGTGAAGAAAACCAGGATATAGATAAAGTCAAAGAAAATAAAGCTCAAATAATAGATACAATTACACAATTAATTGATGGTAATGTTGATGATTTGAATAACGCAATCATTTTAGCGTTTGACGATTTTACTAACGAACTATTCAAACATTGGGAAATGTTAAAGATTAAAGATGTTAATAAATTTAATGAAACCAAAACGCAGTCTGAAGATAATGATACCGAAGATGATTCATCGATCCAATCGTCTAAAACGGAAGATAGTGGTAAAGACAACGAAACAACTTCAATATGGAGTTCAGAGAAAGTTAAGAAAATAGGGAAATAGAAATGATTCTATCTACATTTTCATTTGTTCGGATGGTGTAGTTTGCTTGACGTCCTTATTAAGATGATTGAGACCACACGGTCCACAGTGGTCTACATTACTATAATCCACTTTGGAAAATGTTTTATTGGTACACTTGTGTGATTGCCATCGTCCCAAAGTTGTCGCTTTTGTTTTATCAAAAATATAAAATGTATATGGAAATATTTCGGTTACCTTTGTTTTGAACTGACTATGTTGCTTATGAAAGATTTGTTGGAATTTAGTTATAATAAGGTGCATATAGATAAACACAGAAATTATTTTTATATCCTTATATAATAACTTATAATGACAATAACACGTAAATTACATTCAAAGAATTGTAACCCGAATATCCAAGGAAAGACTGTAAAACATAGGAGTTGTATGACTCCCGAAGTATTGAAGAAGGTTCGCAAATATTACAATAAATACAATCCGAATAATATGATAAAGTCACACGCGCCGCGTAAAATATGGAACGATTTGAAGGAAAAACTTCATCATTGCGATAATGAAATGTGTTGGTTGGATGAATTTAGAAATGTGAAATTAAAGTCAACTATCAAAAATAGGTTGTTTGCACCCAACAAACCGAGTGAATGGCAATCTGACCCAAATACGTGGTTGACGAATTTTGATATCTTGAAGGTTCTCAACCAATATGAAAAAAAGTATTCTTGTTTCAAACTATTTGGACCGAGCCCTATTGATTTCGATGATAAGTATTTCCAATACGGCGGACAATGTGTATCCAATGATATATGCACGTTTGAATTGGGAAATATGTTGAAGAAGGGTATTCATAAAATGGGTTTTATATTTAATTTATCTAAGCATCGGGAACCTGGAAGTCATTGGGTGTCGCTATTTGTGGATACAAAGAAAGGATTTATATTGTATTTTGATAGCAACGGAGTGGAAGCCCCGAATGAAGTGGATATCTTGGTGAATCGTATTATGGTCCAAGGAAAGAATTTGGACCAACCTATTGATTTCAAATATATACAAAATACATTTAGTCATCAACGTTCAAATACGGAATGTGGGATGTATTCGTTGTATTTCATGATAACGTTGGTGAATGAGAAGATAAATGGAAAAATGGCGAAGAAGCAGAAATTATTGGATCATTTCTTGAAACAGAGAATAGAGGATGAGTATGTTTTCAAACGCCGAAATATATATTTTAACGAATAATATAATATCACTATATAGTAAATATTATATATAATGACTGACGAAACTGTTTTTAATAGCAACATTGATAAACTAAAAAATTTAAAATTTGAAAAAGGACTTGTTTCCGATTTTCTATCATGGATTGGTAAGGGTTCAATATCAGAGGAAGCTCTAACAGCACATAATAATTTTATAGATAAAACAATACAATCATACACAGACAATATGAATGCATTGCTTAAACTAACAAAACAAATGGAACAAGAGGGTCTCAATAATAATGTAAGAATGGAAAGAATGTCAGACCATATTAACAAATTAGAAAACACTATTAAAGCTCAGACACAAGATATAATTAACTCTAACAATATAATTTTGAACCATAAAAACACAATTGATGGACTCAAAACACAGAATGAAATATTCAAACAAGCTAATCAAACTCTCACATCACAAAATGAAAGACAACAAAAACAAAATGAAGAACAAAATACAACAAATCAAAAACTCACATCACAAAATAAAGCACAACAAGAACAAATTGCTAACTTGGATAATATCTTAAAAGGATTAAAAAATCAATTAGAATCCCAAGCAACAAATATAACAGAACAAACAAAAAAAATCAAAGAAATAACTAATTCAAATGATGAATTATCAGAAAAAATAAAACAATTAGAAGCTACACAAATAAATACAGAAATAAATGCTAAAAAAGCTGCTGCCGAATTTAATAGAATAATCCAAAAACAAGAAAAAGATATTAAAGATATTAACGCCGCACAAAAAATAAAGGTATTGTTTTTAAAAAATTCAGCGAAGAATAAATTAAAACTACAAGGGAAAGCATTTCTAAACAGAATTGCTGAAATAAAAGAAAATTCAGATAAATCAATTGCAGATAAGGAAGCAAAAATTAAAGAAATTACAGAACAACATACAAAAGCACAAAATGAAATAAACACACAACTTACCAACTTAGAAGCAACAAGCAATGCGACCATTGGTGATCTAAAAAAAGAATTATCCAGTTTTAAAACAGAGGAAAAATTAAGTAAAGAGGACCAAGAAAAACAAAAAAAAATGTTAAACACAGTAACCCGTGTATTTCCTCTTTCGTGGAAAAATTCAAAAGGATTTAACATTGGAAATATAACCACACAAGTGCGTGGAAATAAACCTTAACACGCGAATGATACAATCGACTATTATTTACATACATTATTTAAGGGTAAAACACCTATTGGGAAACCACGCGATATAATATCGTCCAAGCAGGTACCAATAAGAGGCATTCTCAAAGAAACATCAGGAGGGAAAAAGAATAGGATGAAAAAGAGTAAAAAGAGTAATAAATCAAAAAATAATAAAACGAAAAAACAACGCGGAAAAGGGTAATTTGATATATATATTAATATTTTATATATATATATATATATATAAACGATGACAACATGCACTAAGAATATTGCCAAATCAACATTTGATAAGACATTTTTCGTTGACAAGGAAAAAGGAGAACAAGTTAAAATCTTTACCAAACATCACTTTCATGTTATTGACAATCCAGATATTGATTTAGATGCTTCAAAAAAAAACACTATAGGAGAGGGTGCGTATAATATAGTGAAAGAAATTCCCTTATCTAAGAAGTGTCGTGAAAAAGGCAAAGTAGCTGTAAGAATCCGACGACTTACCGGAGACGAAGTTTATATAGTTAAAAATATAGATGATATAAGATTAAGTGATGAGATACAAAAATCAATTGATAATATTATTGATTTATCAGAAAAAAAGTTACATCCAGATGTATATGAAATAAAAGTGATACGTACACAAGACAGAGTCAGTACGAGGTATTATTTGATTGTTGTCATGGAAAAATATATGTCTAATTTGAATGAATTCATAAATATGAATAAGAGTAAACTTAAAGGCTCTCCGGGTATTTTAGAATATCAAGGAGGTTGCCCGGAAGATAATTTAAAACAAGAAGTAGTTGTAAAGGGACAAAAACAAAGTTGGTTTGATTATGAAAATGGATATAAGAATAAAGGTTACACACAAGAGAATCATAAAATAATAATAGAATTGATACAAAAAACAGAAAAGCTGATAGCAGATGTTGCGAACCAAGGATATTTTTGCTATGATATTAAACCAGCGAACTTAGTGGTTAATTATGACTTTGATAAACAAACAATTGATATAAAAATGATCGATGTGGATGCGGATTTTTGTGTTAAGGATATGCATGACAATTTTGGAAAAACTACACCTACTTACATTAAAAAACATACTCTTTTGGACTTTTCCCGATACGAAATATACAAATATGTAATGATGATATTATTAACCGGTCATCTGTATAAAAGACAATTTAATTATTTTGCAAGGTATTTTACACAATTGTCTCTAATATTTCATGATGAATATCATAAGATTATGAAAAATAAGGGTATAAATGACAAAACAAAGACATCTCATAAAGTGTATGAAAATACTATATATTTCCTTTTCGAATTTATCAATAAGGGTGGAAATATACCAGATAATGAGGATGTGCTAGAAGAAATATGCCAGCACTATTTTAAAAAGCCTATAGAAATTATGTGGAAATATTCTAGAGTTTTACCAGTTATTGTAGGTAAAAATTATATGTCATTTTGTTTAAAAAATTATTATGTTGAGAGGAATGGTAGACGTATATCAACATTCAACTATGAAAAATTATTGAAAGATGCGAAGATGCGTAATAATAAAAGTGTAGAATTCATACCAGGAGAATCAATAAATGAAGAGGAAATGATACAAATAGATGCGGATAAAATGGCGCAATCTAAAAGTGTGAAATCATATAAAAGTGTAGATGAAGAAATACCTTCACCAATATTCAAAGAATTGAAAAAAAAAATAAATGACAAAAGAATAGGCACCAATTCAAAAAGAACAATCACCCCAAAAAGAACAAGCACAGTGAGAAAAACAAGCACAACGAAAAGAACAAGCACAGCAAAATTATCTATACCATCGGTGGCAGAATCTAAAGGAGGATCCAGAAAAACGAAAAAACAAAGAAAATATTAAAATGAAAAAATAATGTAAATAATAATTACATATATTGTGTATATGTCATTATTTGTAACGCGCGACAATCAAACATTATTATGGAATATAGTAAATAAGAATCAGAAGATAAATCTTGTTTTTAATGGAAGCGAACACGATAAACAAGAGTGGTTTAAAGATATTATCCGTGAATTCCATCAAAGTGGGAATGATGTGTATAATATGGTCCAATTGAAAGAATTGAATAAACACGTATTACAATATATGAGCCAGGATGTAAAAAATCGTTTATATCAACTCCAAATGCGAGAACAAATGCAAGAACAATCACAAGAAAAATCACAAGAACAATATAACCTTCCGAATAACCAAGGAAATATGCTGCAAAATACACCTCATCACACACCATATTCAAATATTTCCGATGAATCCCAAAATGATATGAGTGATTATGAACGCCGAGAACAAGAATATCGCAAATTGTTGGAAAAACCGCAACCAAAGGAAATAGATTTTTCAGATTCAACTAATAATTCTGGCTCCATGAGCTCACAAGAAATGGAATCCAAGATAAAGGAACGCCAAAACGACTCTATAAGTATCAATAACCCACTTGCGGAAGAAAATAAACTATTGAATGATAGGATTTCAAAAATGCAAACATTAGTAGATACGATGCAAACAACCATCGATAGCATATTAAAAGACCACAAACACATTAAAAGTGAAATGAATCAAATGC